GACCAACAAGACCGGGTATTTCAAGAGCAAGGGCCGCAAGCACGTTTTGGAGGACATCTATCCGCACATCGCGGCGGAATGGCGGGAGATCATCGTACCCAGGACCTTCGTGGAGACCATCGAGGGCGAGCGGGTAGAGTATTCGGACCCGCTGTGGCTGCCTTCGGCGACGGACGTGTTCGGCACGCCGGACGGGGCTTGGTGGAACGACGGAGACGACGACTTCCAGCTCCCGGTCTTCGCCCGTGAGCGCGACCGCGTGAAGGAGTGCGGCGACAAAGGAACGTATTCCTGGTGGCTCCGCTCCGTGCATGCGAGCTACACGAGCAACTTCTGCCGTGTGTACACGGACGGGTCTGCGAGCAGCAGCAGCGCCTACATTTCGAGTGGCTTCGCGCCGGGCTTTGACATCTGATCGAAAATCGAAAAAATCTCCGGTGCGTAAGCGCCGGAGAACAAAGGAGACAGCCATGGTCACATTCGATATTTGCAAAGGCAATCCGGGCGCGCTGACGTTCGTGATGCTGGCCTATGAGTACAATCCGTATCGCGCCGAGGCAGCGTTCCGGCGTATGCAGAACAACGGCATCACCGGGGACAAGCTGTATATGCTCTGGAATGACTGCTGCGACCGTGATGTGGAGCAGGCATTGGTCAACATGGAGTGCATGAGCATGGAGGAGATCGTGTCCCACATCAACTACGAAGGCGGACGGGGCATCCCCATTCCGAAGAAAGAAAATCTGTGGTGGCTCCGCTCGCCGTATCCGAGCCAGATGGGCGGTGAGCAGATCGACGAGATCGTCCGCATCACAAGAAATCCATATCTGTTCTAAAAAAACATTCTCCCCCGGCGCTCGCTGTGGGAAGCGAAAACCGGGGGAGAAATCTTCAAGATTTTGCTGTGCGTGGGGTCATTTCCTACTACATATTGTACCACAATGCACGGATAAAGTCAAGATAGCGGCCTCGACGCGGGATGCAGAGAGGCACGCCGCAACGCCGCCGGGAGGCGGCGGACGGGCTTGTAATGGGTATTATCCTTCTTGCGAAAAGCATCGAGGAAGGACCAGGAGACGATGCAAAGGGGTACACGGATGATAAACAGGTCTTTCATACGGGAAAAGGTCGTTCACTGTGGTAAGAACTTCCTTTCACCGGAAATCTATCCGTACAGCGGACAACAGCAACAGGCGGTCGGACGGAAGCGCGGGAAGAAAGTCAACGTCTCTGCGCCGAAGCAGAAGAACCTCAATGACCGGAGAGCCAAGCGCTATTTCATTCAGCTCGCCAACAGCAATTTCGGCGTGGGTGATCTGGTGGTCCATCTGACCTACGCCCCGGAGTTTTTGCCGGAGAGTGAGGAGGAGGCCGCGAAGATCGTCGCCAAGTATCTGCGCCGGGTAGCATACCTGTGGAAGAAGCGGGGCATGCCCCCTCTCAAGTATTTGCTTGTGACGCAGATCGGACGGAAGAAGGATGGGACCCACCGCATCCACCATCACATTCTGATGAACGGCGGCCTGGACCGCGACGAGGTGGAAAACCTGTGGTGGGAGACCAAGGGCACAAAGGACCGGGAGCCGGTCATGTACGGATGGGCAAACGCTGACCGCCTGAGACCGAACGCGAAGGGTATCGCCAGCATGGCCGGGTACATGGTCCAGGACAGCGCTGGGAAAAAGCACTGGACGCAATCGCAAAATCTGGAAAAGCCGTGGCACCGGGCACCGAATGACCGGAAGTACACGCGCCGTCAGTTGGACAAGATCGCAAAGCTGCCGGAGGACAGCGAGGAGTTCGTGCGTTTTTGGGAAAAGCAGTATCGCGGCTGGGAGCTGGTGGAGTGCGAGAAGTCATTCAACGAGCAAACAGGATGGTATTTCTACCTGACCATGCGGCGAGCGCATATAAAACAGAACGGAGGGCTGAAATGACAGGAGAAGAACAGTTCAAAGAGCTTTACCGGCGGTATATCCACCGGGAGGGCGCGGAGGAGCTTTTGGAATGGATGGAGCGGGAGACGGATTTTTTCACCGCGCCAGCCAGCACAAAGCATCACCTGGCCTACCCCGGCGGACTGGTGGAGCACAGCGTCAACGTGTTCCGGGAGCTGCGGAAGGTCGTGATCGACAACGAGCCGACGATGGAGGCCGTCGCCATCTGTGCGCTGCTCCATGACCTGTGCAAGGCGAATACATACGTGCGGGAGCATCACGCGGGACCGGGCGAGGTCTATTCCTACGTGAAAAAGGACCGCTTCCCCATGGGACACGGGGAAAAGTCTGTCTACCTGATCGCGCGGTTTATGAAGCTGGAAGACGAGGAGGCCCTGGCTATCCGCTGGCACATGGGCGCGTGGGACGACGCCGTGCGCGGCGGGAGCCATGGCCTGAACGAGGCAATGAAGCTGCACCGCATCGTGTACGAGCTGCACGCGGCGGATATGCGGGCCACGCATATCGTGGAGGCTGGTATGGCATGAAGGGACGACGCGGAGCGCTGGGCCAGTATCACGCCAGCATGAGCAACAACCGGGGCCATGACTTCGAGGAGGCCATCCGTCAGGCGTGCCTTCTGTACGCGAACCAGGGCCGGGCGAAGGTGGAGAAGACGCCGGAAC